TTCGTTATGTGCAGCGGTGTAGACGGTCAGTAACTCGCCTAGGTTGTTGGCTGTTACTTTGTAGCGTTGCTTGGGTTGTGTTTGCATCACTTGACTAGCCCCCCTTTGTTATTCAGTCCATGCAAATCTTTGCGGTCGGTGATTAGCATGTAGTTTGATTTGTGCATCGGTGCGACAGTCCAACTTAGCCGTTCCATACGCGCATGCTCTTCGCCGCACCAAAGGCAGGTGTGGTAGCCAAGTGCCCATCGGCTTGCAGAAACGTCATCGCCGCACCAAGAACAAAAGTATTCATCCATCGTTACTCCTTCGGTGTGTACCTAACAATGTTAGGTGGTTGGTGGGTTTTACCCCTAAAAAGTACGCTATCTAACTAATACTACATTGTACCACAATGTTAGACCCAAGTCAAGTACTTTGGTCGGGGCTGCGACCGAAGGGGAAAGCAGGGGAGGGGTAATGTTGAATGTTGAAAAAGTGAGGGAAAAAGTTAGAAATGGATTCTAACAAAAGAAACTCAATGAAATCAAAGTAGTTACGTGCGTTTTTTTAGTATAGTTATAATGTTATTAGAGAAAAAGAGTGAATCGGATTTTTTTACTTTTTGGGCTGGAGTGCTTTGCACTTGCGGAGAAGCTCGTTTTATTTTAATTTTCCGGATTCACTAAAAAATCGCGTTAACATTCCAACATTACAAGTTTATTCTGCGTAATCAAATACTTAGCTAATGTTGGATTCTAACAAAACACTCTAACATTAGGTCATATCCTAACATTGTTAGGTCGGTTGGTCGGCTGCGTGTCCTCCCACTTTCCTGAGAACTATCATGACCAAAGGCTTTCATGATGCGTCTGAGTATTCTAACAATACCAAGTCGTCCCACTTTTCTGAGAACTATCATTGTTAGAAATGATGGAAACAGATATGGTGGACGGAACCTAACATTGTTAGGTGGTGGACAAAAGAAAAAGCCCTCAAAAATCGAGGGCGAAAAAAAACCCTGCACAAGGCAGGGTTTAGGTGAATCGGGTTTGTTAGCGAGGGGCTCGCGCCCCTCGCGTTGTGTTATTTCTTGACGTTGAATGGATACTTTAAACCAGTAGCAGGATCGACGTAACCGACTTCGGGCTCGATGGGGTTTAGCGTTTTGCATAAACACAAAAGCTCATGATCTGTCATTAAACCGATTTGATGCTGCATAATCCATTCAAATAAATCATTGATGCTGTTTTCGTTTGCTGTTTTCGTTTTTTTATTCCCCAATAAATCATCGATGCTGTTTTCGTTTGCTGTTTTCATTTTCTATCCCTCATCTAACAGTGTTAGGTTAGCGAGGGGCTCGCGCCCCTCGCGTTGTGTTACTTGATCAAATTCAGATCGACACTCAATGCACCTAACGCTGCGATGATATGCTGTTGCGCTGCGTGTACTTTGCTAGGCAACGACTCTTGCCGAGCGTTGTACTTATAGAGGGCGATCAACTCTTCTACGTTGCGGGTAATCGGATCACGCTGCGAATTACCTGCACCCCCACCCTCGCTCTCACCTTCGCCCTCACCTGCGCCCTCGCCCTCAACTACTGGCTCTGCCAACTTTTTAGCAGTTTTACGGACGCGAGCCCATATCGTGCTAGGGTTAGAATGATCAACGCCCTTCAACTCTTTAAACAACGCTTGTTTTTCAGCATGTACAGGTTTGGCTGCGTCGCTAAGATCGGTTGCTTCAATGTCATACCACTTGAAACCTGTGAATTTATTATTCAATGCTTCCGCGTATCGCTTTTCTGCGCCATACGCTCTTTTGACCGCATCTGCAACGTCACTACGCAATGATGCTAGATCGTTAACTACTGGTGCAATGTTTTCCATGTAAATCCCCTGATATGTAGACTCTTTATTATTGAGTGATCTACTTACTCGCCGAATCGTTCTCTGATTTGGTAGGTGAAACGTACCACAAAAAGGGTATAGTTCGCAGGGAAATTGGAAACAATAATTAAATCGTTGGTGGTGACCTAACAATGTTAGATTGTGGACACCCGACCCGCACCCGACCCCCCAAATGCACGATGGGACTCCGAGGCAACACCTCAACTTACTAATCTGCACATCCAATAGCGCGTTTTTAAATTTAGCCCCCACCCCCTTAATTTTCCTAACATTACGACCCCACCCCCATCAATATAGAAAACCCCCCTTGACTTTTTAAAAAAGGTTCCATACACCCACCCTAATATGTATAATGCGTACAACTGGAGCCACAAACAGTTCCTTACATGCCAACTGTTAACGTAGAACCTACAAAAGAACACCCCATTCCGTTTGATACGGAACCTGAGGTCGCCCCCACTTTCCTTGAAGAGATGGCGGTTGCGGGTAATACGGCAGAGCTACAGGTGGCACTCGGTGCACCGCTCGAAGTCACCGAACAAGATGCAAACAAAGAAAAGACTTTGCTTGAGCAAGCAATCAAAGCTCGCAAAGCAACCAACCTCACCAACACAAACACCGCATTCGCAGCCGCTGCATTCCTGCGTACCTACGGTCAGCAAATAGCACTTGATGTTTCTCAAGCCCGTGCTGCCATCACACATAAGTTAATGGAGCTCGCTAACTGCGGGGACCCTAAGTTTGAGCTAAAGGCGCTTGAACTGTTGGGCAAACACAGTGACATTGGTCTATTTACTGAGCGAAGCGAGATCACCATCAACTACAAAAACCCCGAAGACTTGGAAGCTGCGATCAAGGAGCGGGTTAAACGCCTGCTTAATGCTGACGTGGTTGATGTGACGCCCATTGGCGCGGACTTAGATGATGTGCTAGGCGTTGCGGAAGAAAGCCAAGCGCCGGTTGAGGATGGTGATGAGCCAGTTACTTGAGTCGATATCTTTAAAAGATATACCTACAATCTTACCTCTGTTATCCCTAGCAGAGCAGGAGCGACTACTTGCAGAGCTAGACCACCTAGCGGGGCTTCGCACCCAAAAATTAGCGCAAGAACGCTTCCTTGCATTTGTTAATGAGGTCTGGCCTAGCTTCATTTCGGGCCGACACCATGCAAAAATGGCTGCTGCCTTCGAACGAGTGGCACGCGGTGAGTGTAAACGGCTCATTATTAACATGCCGCCACGTCATACAAAGAGTGAGTTTGCCTCTTATCTCCTTCCGGCGTGGTTTTTAGGCAAATATCCGCACAAAAAGGTCATTCAAACCTCCCACACGGCAGAGTTAGCGGTCGGGTTCGGGCGAAAAGTGCGAAATTTAGTCGATCAGGAGGTCTACACTAAGATTTTTCCGGGTGTAGGGCTCCAAGCCGACTCAAAAGCCGCCGGTCGATGGGCTACAAACAAGGGTGGCGACTACTTTGCTATCGGTGTGGGCGGTGCGGTGACCGGTAAGGGTGCTGATCTGCTCATTATTGACGACCCGCACTCAGAACAAGAAGCAGCGCTCGCCGAAACTAACCCTGAAATCTACGATAAGACCTACGAGTGGTACACATCCGGTCCTCGTCAGCGTCTGCAGCCGGGCGGGGCGATTGTTATCGTGATGACACGCTGGTCAAAGAAAGATTTAACGGGTCAAGTCTTAAAATCATCCGTTCAAAGGGGTGGTGAGGAGTGGGAGGTCATTGAGTTTCCCGCCATATTGCCCTCTGGTGGTCCGCTGTGGCCTGAGTTTTGGTCGATGGAGGAGCTCTCTGCGTTAAAAGAGGAACTGCCTAACTCAAAATGGATGGCGCAGTACCAGCAGAACCCGACATCAGACACAAGTGCCATCGTCAAACGCGAGTGGTGGCAGATGTGGGAGAAAGACTCACCGCCTTACTGCGAGTTCACGCTGCAGTCGTGGGATACGGCGTTCGAAAAGTCAAACCGCTCTGACTACTCAGCGTGTACGACGTGGGGGGTGTTCTATCACCCCGATGAGACGGGGCGAGACCAAGCAAACATCATATTACTAAACGCCTTCAGGGAGCGCATGGAGTTCCCGCTGCTTAAAAAACGGGCAATCGAGCAATATAAGGACTGGGAGCCTGACTCAATCATTATTGAGAAGAAAGCATCCGGTGCGCCGCTCATCTATGAGATGCGAGCGATGGGCATCCCCGTGCAAGAGTTCACTCCGACTAAAGGTAACGATAAAATCAGCCGCCTTAATGCGGTATCTGATCTATTTGCTTCAGGGCGGGTGTGGGCACCAAACACAAACTGGGCTGAAGAAGTCATTGACGAGGTTGCAAGTTTCCCCTCTGGCGAGCATGATGACTATGTAGACTCCGTATCTCTTGCATTAATGCGCTTCAGGAAGGGCGGGTATATCCGCACCCTATTAGATGAAGAAGACCCATTGAAAGAATTTAAGTCCCGCCGCACGGCTGGGTACTACTAGGAGATGTAGATGGCAATTGATAAAGCACTAAACCCCGCCCCTTCGGGCTTATCGTTGGCTGACATCATGAAGCCATCCGATCCGGATATTGAGATTGAGATCGAAAATCCTGAGCGTGTAGATATTAAAGCTGGTGGCATGGAGATCACGCTTGAACCGGGGCAAGAAATTAGCGATGAGTTCAATGCAAACCTTGCAGAAGAGATCCCTGAGCAAAAGCTAACCAGCCTTGTTACTGACTTGCTGGGTGACTTTGAAGAAGACATCTCAAGCCGCAAAGATTGGATACAGACTTATGTAGATGGCCTTGAGTTGCTTGGTATGAAAGTGGAAGAACGCACAGAGCCGTGGCCCGGTGCGTGTGGTGTGTATCACCCGCTCTTATCAGAAGCCTTGGTTAAGTTCCAAGCCGAGACAATGATGGAGACGTTCCCTGCAGCAGGTCCAGTAAAGACGCAAATCATCGGCAAAGAAACCCCCGCAAAGAAAGAATCAGCGGTGCGCGTTAAAGATGATATGAACTACCAGTTAACAGAGAAGATGCCTGAGTATCGCCCTGAACACGAGCGCATGCTCTGGGGCTTGGGCCTTGCTGGTAATGCGTTCAAAAAAGTTTATTACGACCCGAGCTTCCAGCGACAAGTATCTATCTTCGTACCGGCTGAAGACGTAGTGGTGCCTTACGGCGCGTCCAACATCCAGACTGCGGAGCGCATTACTCATGTAATGCGAAAGACTACAAATGATTTACGTAAATTACAAGTGGCGGGTTTTTACCGCGACATCGAGCTCGGAGACCCCGTCAACACTTTCGACGAAGTGGAAAAGAAAATTGCTGAAAAGATGGGGTTTCGGGCCACATCTGATGACCGCTACAAGATCTTGGAGATGCATGTCAACCTTGATCTAGAGGGCTTCGAAGATGTAGATGAAGATGGCGAACCGACGGGCATTGCCTTGCCCTACGTGGTTACCATTGAAAAGAGTACGCAAAACATCTTGGCAATTCGCCGTAACTGGCACCCTGAAGATAAGCTAAAGCAAAAACGCAATCACTTCGTTCACTACGCTTACATCCCCGGATTTGGCTTCTACGCATTCGGTCTGATCCACTTGATCGGTGCATTCGCTAAATCTGGCACGTCCATCATCCGTCAGCTTGTTGATGCCGGTACGCTGTCTAACTTGCCCGGGGGCTTCAAGACTAAAGGGCTACGTGTCAAAGGAGACGACACACCCATCGCCCCTGCTGAGTTCCGTGATGTAGACGTCACTAGCGGCACAATCAAAGACAACATCATGACGCTCCCTTACAAGGAGCCAAGCCAAGTGTTGTACTCATTACTTGGCACAATCGTTGAAGAGGGTCGGCGCTTCGCCTCGGCTGCTGATCTTAAGGTTAGCGATATGTCAGCTCAAAGTCCTGTTGGCACTACGCTAGCAATCCTTGAGCGTACGCTGAAGGTGATGAGTGCGGTGCAAGCTCGCATCCACTACTCGATGAAAGAGGAGTTCCGGCTCCTCAAAGCCATCATCCGCGACTACACACCACAAGAGTATTCGTACGAGCCTGAAGAAGGTGGACGCCGCGCCAAGCAGTCGGACTACGAC